AAAGTGCACAAAATGTGCACGGCGTCAGCGTATCGTGATGCCGTGCAAATTATGTACCGGAAAGTTTTGTTCAGGGTGTATACAGCTCGAGGTTCACGCATGCCCTGAAAGGCACGCCTTTGAAATCTAGGTTTTGTCTAGACGGGTCAGCGACACTATGACCGACTCGTTACGCCTCTTAAAGGACCAAACCTCTGACTCATCATGGAGCCTCTGCGTGCTTATGCTCTTGGCAAGATTGCAGAGGTGTATGATCTGCCGCCCGCGAGCGCCAAGGTGAAGAATACAGAGATTTCGATCCAGAACTGGGTCTATGCACACACAGCCAACCCCGAGGAGAATGCCTCGTGGGAAAACCCGCAGTACCGGTGGCGGTACAAGCAGCGCGTCATGTCTATCCTTTTCAACTTGCGCAAGAATCCAGCGCTCGTCGAAGCGGTCACGCAGACCAAGACGGTGAACCCCGCAGACATTGGCGGCATGAGGCCCGATCAGTTATGGCCGGATGGGCCGCACGCCACGATGATGATCAAGCGTCGCGAGCGCGAGATGATGATCCAGATGAACGCAGTCAAGAATGACGAGGCGTATGAGGGTATCCTCACATGCCCCAAGTGCAAGGGGAAGAAGACAACCTACTACCAGATGCAGACACGCAGCGCAGACGAGCCGGCGACCAACTTTTGCAGCTGCGCATGCGGACACCGCTGGCGATTCTGCTGAATGTAACAAAAATCGTACGCTCTACTAAATGTCTCAGTCTGTCGGTGCTCTCGGCACCATTGCGTTTAGCGCCATTGTCCTTTCGTGGATCCTGAAGAATGAAAAGAAGTGCGAGTGTGGCCAGGATTGGCGTCGCGACTATATCAAGTACTTTAACATTGTCGTGATTGCACTCATGGTTATGCAGCTGACGGCCCGTTCGTTCTTTCGGCAGCAGATTATGGGCGCGTTGAACAAGCCCCTGATCATGAAGGGCCTGCTGGGTTTTGTGACCGTCTACGGCCTGGCTGCACTGGTCAACGTGGGTTCAATCCTGACGTACATCCCGGACCTCAAGAAGAAGGGGTGCGACTGCGCGATCGAGGATGACTGGCGCGACAACTTCATCTTCTGGTACATGATCATTGGGTTGGTCCTCGCGTCCACCATGGTCCTCGTGTCTGCCGGTGCAAAGTAAATTGCTAGACCATAGTATGCCGCGCAGAAGGGGTTTCGAAGACAAGAAGCAGAGGATCCAAGAGGTGTGCGAAGAGCTCGAGTGTGAACCATGTGATGCGAGTCTACGTGAAATCAACAAACTTGAACAAAAACTTCGTCGTTCGGAACGGCTAAAAGAAAAGGTGGTTTTGTCTCCACCCGTCGTCCAGTGACGTACAGCTCGTCATCTTGAAAACCACCATGAAGGCTACCATTCTCTCCCTCGTGCCTTACAACTGGTCGGGTTTGGTACCGACTCCGAATGCAATGGAGGCTGATGCGATCAGTGCTCAGATTGCGAGCCAGCCACGAACCACGGTGGGTCTCATGGAACGGCCTTTGAGCGTATACGCGAACCATCGTGGATCGCTTCTCTGGCTCGAGAATGGCGCGTCCATCTACCGCATGAACCCACCCGAGTGGTGTAACGGCTACGCATCGGGCCCGGATGGCCCGGAGGAGTGCCTCGTGGCTCAGGGTGAAGAGTGGTTTTCGGCGAAGGTGGAGTTTGGGGCCTAAAAGGGACTTGAGCAGTGAGTGTAATGAGCAAGTGTGAGCTTTTGCTCGATTCGTTGTCGCGTTTTTTCGATGTCCCGGAGCACCGCGAGCAGCTTATAGATATCCTAGGTCACCGCAACGGCATTTCGCTGCGTAACCTCGAGTGGTTTGTGACCAACTATTCCAAGAACCAACACGTCACGTACATGACACCGGCCGGACGCCAGTTTACCGTGCACGTCGCGTACAAGTCGAGCCTGGATGGCTATTCAAAGAAGCTGTTCGATCCGTTTTGTCGTACGGAGCGGATCGAGTTTCATGGTATGAAGACGACGGTCGCCCAGCTCAATTTCATCCGGTGGTGCATCACCAACGGTATCATCGAGTACATGACTACGAAAGAAGTGTTGCGTAGCCGCCAGACACTTCGAGCGTCACATAACCGTAATAGTACAGATGCAAAAGGTATTGACTCGCAATTTGAGGGGTGTATGTGTCCAGGAACTTGATGTCGAGATGGGTCGTCTGCGAATTGAGCGTCTTGAAATCGAGCGCACCCTCTTGCGTGTATTCGGCTGGTGATTTGCCGAAGCAGTACATGTACAGGTTTTTCGACGGGACGGTGAGCCCGTGATCGAGCGGCTGTTTGTACGAATAGTACAACCCGCCGGGAAAGTTGGACAGGACATTCTGGTTGTTGAGATACAACGTCGCGTACTCGATCGTGTCGATGTAGCGCGCCGACGCCCCGTTAAAGAAGGTGACGGGTGTCGCCGCCTGAATGTACTTTGTCGTGTAGCCGTAGGCGTATCGCGAGTCGTAAAAGTTGTTGGCTTGCGTCTCGTACAACTGGTTCCGGACGAACCAGACCATCATCGTCACTGGGTAGTTGGCAGTCAGGTTGACCCGCGTCAGACCATTCTGATACGGCTGAACCGCCTCGGACCAGACGCGCGGCACCTTGAACTGGAGCTTTGTGTTTTGGTAGTAGATTCGTTCCTCGGGCGAAAGAACAATCTCCTCGACGAGCAGTCGGGGTGCACTGATGTCGATCGGGGCGCCGTTCACGTCGCTCGGTGCATTTGTGATCCAGGCGGTCGTGTTGAACGTGATCCGGATCGAGATGACCGAGCGTGTCACGGCGCACATGGGGAAGAATGGTTTCTCGAGGCGCTCCTTCACCTCGTCGCTATGCGTATGCCGTCTGCAAAAGAAGAATTCGAGCGGAATGATCAGATTGACGGGCGACGTACCCGGTACGTTCGTGCCTTCCGGGTAGCCACCGCTGATTGCCTTGTACATGGCGTTGCGTTCGTCGGCATCCAGAAACAGCTGATCGCGAATGACGTACCAGTCATCCGTGATTGTTTCGTACGGCAGACCGTCGACCAGAAACTCAATCTTGCTGAAAAGGGCCCGACCGACGAGCTCACTGTACGAATAGCCGTTCGGTAGGGCTGGCAGAGTGCACTGAATGTACATGTTTGCGAGCAGATCGCCCATCTCTTTCGGAAAAAGATCAACTTGGGTCACCGAGCCGAGATATGTCCGACTGGTCAGCTTGATCGGAAGACTCAGACGCTGCGTCATTGCAAATTGCGTGTGTTGTTTGAATTTCGGGAGCCACCTGGACTGGCCACCAAACAGGTAGGTTTCTTGGGCACCGATCGCCGCCATGGAAATGAGAGCACCTGTACCGGCGCCGCGCTCGACGAACGTTTTGAGCTCGTTCACGCCTTCGGACGTTGCGACATTCGAGTTGAGTTCGCGGAGTTCGTCAATTTCACCTCGGATCTGCGATGCATCGTACGCGCGCGGATCATAAAGACCGAATGTGGTGGTTGCATTGGAAAAGACGTTTGGCACGTACAACGCCGACATCCGGTTCAGCGTCAGACGCATGATCGAGCTTGGTGCCTGGATATTGTTCGGCATGTCCGACGTGACCACCGCATTCGAAATGTACGGGAACGATATGGAGGGCGGTCCCGGGTTGATCACCACGTCGCCGTAGACGTTCGATGTAAACTGTGTGATTGTCACGTTGCCCGAAATGCCAGACAGGCCCGTCACCGTCCACCCGGGGCCGATGTTCGTACCGGATGTCGGCTCGGTCAGGTACAGCATAAAGGACCCATCCTTGATCATCGACGGGCCGTAAAACCCGAGGACGCTCGTCGACTCCAACACGGTCTGCGTAGGTGGCGGCGCGACCGGAACCGGTGTGCTGAGTTCGGCGAGCAACTTACCGGTTCGTAGATTGATCGTCGTCGAAAACGTATACAGGGCGTCGGCGACATCTTGTTTCGTTCGGGCGGTCGCAATCGTGTCACTGAACACCTGTACGGCCGTGCGCAATTCGGCGTTGAGCGAAGCCGATTGTAAATATGCCGTGACGGCACTTCTGATGTCCGTCACCGTGACTGTATCGTCAGCGATGAGCTGCAAGATGTTCCCTTGGAGGTCCATAACTACAACGTGCGCAGATTTTGTTTCCATAGGTCGGACACGCTGGTCGATTCGAGCACTCGGATCGCCTCACGGTATTCAGCCACCCGGTCGATGAGACGCGCCACCTCTTCGCTCGTGTACTCGTACGTCTTTGTGTTGAGCAGCTCCTTCGGGTAGCCGCGCGTCGCCATCGTCGCCTCGAGCTGTTCGCGCGGAACCCGAAACACGACGAGCCGGTTGTCAATCACGTCCCGGACAAACTTTGCTTTGAGCGACAGCGTTTCGCACTCGGCCGCCATCCGCTTGAGCATGTGCACCTTGCGCTTCGCATAGACTCGTGTGCGAATCTCGAGATAGTCGCACAGAATCTCCTCCGGGCTCGCATACTTTTTGATCCCAGTGGGGGTGATCAGGTACATGTTCGACGTGTGGATCGTCTTTGTAATCTCGGGCGCCTCCTCACACCACACCTTGAAATCAGGCTGTGTCTCCGTCGAGTGGTTCTCATACTTTTGGACCGTCCCCTTTTCGACGAGGTCGTCCAAGTGCTCCTTGACATCCTGGATCCACTTCCCGGGTGGCAAGTCTGTGATGCGCCACGCCGAACCCTCCTTTGCGACGACGCCACTCAGAGTCCACGAGTGATCACCCTTCTTCGTCACCGTCCCCGTAAACCCATTGAAGTAGGGAACCATAGGCACCATCGGTTTACCGTCGAGCGCGTGTCGGATATTCTTGACGAGATCCTCGAGCTTGTACGGCGGGACGTACGACGAAAACCCCGTGCCGATCCCCTCTGCGCCGTTCACGAGCACCATGGGCACGATCGGCGCATACCATTCCGGTTCCACCTTTTGACCATCCTCTTCGGTGTACTTGAGGACGGCGTCGTCGTCCGAGTTGAAAATCTTACGCGTCTGGGGTGCCAAGCGCGTGAAGATGTAACGCGAGCTGGCAGCATCCTTACCACCCATGAGTCGCGTACCAAACTGACCACTCGGCTCGAGCAGATTCAGATTGTTCGACCCGACAAAGTTTTGCGCCAGACCCACGATCGTCCCCTGCAAAGACGCCTCGCCGTGGTGGTACGCCGTGTGTTCGGCGACATAGCCGGCGAGCTGAGCCACCTTCATGTCGGTCGTAAGGCCACGCTTCAGACATGCGTAAATCACCTTGCGCTGACTCGGCTTGAGTCCATCCATCAGGTGTGGGATGCTTCGATGGATATCCTCGGCTGAAAAGTTGGCGAGATCCTTGTGGACAAAGTCCGTCACGGTCAGCTGCTTGACCGTTCCGTACTCGACACCCGGTGGTGGCTTGGTCATGTGTCCGACCAGCCACTCTTTGCGTGCATCCGCCATCGGTTTGGCAAACGCGAGCGTCATCGACTTGTCCGTCTCGGTGTCACTGGCAAACTTGACCGTCAGACGATCGATCATCTTGAAGTACTCGCGAGCCTCGACGCTCGTCGACGTTCCCAGACCCTTGTAGTACTTGACCTGGTTCGATCGATTGCCGCTCGTAGAGTATGCCGCCTCGGTGAAGAACCAATCCTTACCAGCCTTGATGACAGGGGTCACCATCGCAACCACAAAACCCAACTGAATGAGCCCCGGCCAAAAGTGGTGAATCATGTTCAGGACCAGTCCCTTGATGTGACTCCCGTCCAAGTCGGCATCCGTCATGATCATCAATCGGCCGTAGCGAAGTTCTCGGACAGAAGTATAGGTCCGGCCATGCTGAAGCCCCAGTATCTTTTTGAGGTTGGAAAACTCCTCATTATCGGTCAGCTGCTTGACACTTGCGTCACGCACGTTCCGAGGCTTGCCGCGCAACGGAAAAACACCGTAGGCGTTACGGCCGACGACGGAAAGGCCAGCGACCGCGAGCGTTTTCGCCGAATCGCCCTCGGTGACGATCAGCGTACACTCATGGGATTTGTGCGTCCCGGCCCAGTTCGCGTCGTCGAGTTTTGGAATTCCCAGGATTCGTGATTTCTTGGCACCATCCGTCTTTTTGAGCTCCTTTTCATTCTTGGCGAGCTGGAGCGCCGACACGTCATCGGCAAGGCCGCACGCCATCACCGCCTTGATGCTCGCCGGCTTGAATGTATAGTCGGTGGTGTCCTTCGTCGTACACTCCGTCTTGGTCTGACTCGAGAATGTGGGACGATCGCGCGTCGCACGCATGAATACAAAGAGGGACGCCTTGATTTGCGCCGGCCGAATCTCTTTGATGGGCAGAGCCGCCACGAGCTGATTGACGAACCGATCGATGTGCGTCCCGCCTTGAGTCGTCGCAATGCCGTTGACGTACGACACTTGCTCAAACTTGCCCGTGTCGGTGTGCGCCACGACAATATCACTGCCGAGAGACACCGTCACACCCGACACGTGCATTCTGGCATACGCCTCGAGCGACGCCACCTCGATCCGCGTGCCGTTGAGGTACACGTGCGCCTTGGGACAACACATGGCGGCATCCCACGTGCGACGCGCGATGACCATTTTCAGCGCCTCGAGGGGCTTCCCGCCAAACTTGGGCCAATCCGGTACAAACTGAATCTCGACACCGGACGGACCCTTGAAATCCTTAATCACCGGTTGGGACACGGCCGCCATGTTGTTCGACCACGTCTGGATGTACTTCTTACCGGCCGACACGACGGTCACGACGAAATCCTTGGAAAACACGTTGGTGAGCTTGGCGCCATACCCGTTTCGACCACCGGTCGTACGCTCCTTCGTGTCGTCATAGTTTGACGACGTGAGCAGGTGGCCAAAGATGAGTTCGGGAAGCCACACCTGTTCCTTTTCGTGCTTCTTGATCGGAATGCCGTCGCCGTTGTTCTTCACGGTGATCGTCTCACCCTTCCACGACACGTCGATACGCGTCA